AGCCGAAGATGCCCAGAATTGATCGCCCCATACCGAAGCGTGCAAACGAGCTTGCGGCCACCTACCGCAGCAAGGTTGAGGTGCGGCCCATGACACCAGAAGAGTACCGGAGATATTTTGGAACCGAGCCGCCGATCAGAAAATCTCGCAGAAAGGCAGGCGGGAAAAGGTGAACTGGCACCTTGCAACAGATACCGAACTGCTGACGGTCATCTTTCACGAACAGAACATACCGCTTTTGTGGGTTCTAGAGGCGGCGGAAGAGTACAAGCGCCGTCATCCAGGACAACCGCTCAAATGGTACAGATGCGAGGGAAAGAACGCGGGATGAACGCACTTAGCCTCTTCTCGGGTATCGGCGGGATTGATCTAGCGTGCGAATGGGCCGGGATAAAAACGGTTGCCTTCTGTGAACGCGAACCGTTCTGCCAGAAGGTGTTACGGAAGCATTGGCCTAACGTGCCGATCTACGACGACGTTTGCACGCTGACGAAAGCGAGGTTGGAATCGGATGGCATCGACTGCGGAACAATTGACCTTATTCACGGAGGATACCCATGCCAACCTTTTAGTTACGCCGGGAAGCGACGAGGCGCGGAAGATGACCGCCACCTCTGGCCGGAATATTTTAGGCTGGTTCAAGAAATCAGACCCCGTTGGGTTGTTGGCGAGAATGTTGCTGGGCACGTCACTCTGGGGCTCGACGATGTGCTATCTGACTTGGAAAGCCTCGATTACACCGCGCAAGCGTTTGTTATTCCGGCTGCAGCCGTCTACGCCTCACACCGACGAGACAGAATCTTTGTTGTGGCGTACGCCAGCGGCGGCAAACGCGAACCAAGGCCCGAAGTCGAAAGAGTTCTACGAGCATTGCATGAAAACGGGACAGAGCACCATTACGCTTACGGACCAAGTTCGGCACAATCCGGGCAAAATGTGGCCTACTCCGCAAGCGAGGGACTTCAGAAGTGGGGACAATCCAGATTCGCCAAGGCAAAAGCGGAAGATGGAGCAGGGATGGAGCCAGAATTTGAACGATGTGGTGAAGATGTGGCCGACACCTGCGACAAACGACGCCAAGAATGCGACGCTTCCGCCAGCGGCGAAGGAGTGGGACAACATTCCCAGTGCGCTGATTCGGACAGGACATCAGGGTCAACTCAATCCAGCATGGGTAGAGACACTCATGAACTTTCCGCGTGGCTGGACGGAGGTGGACTGAACCCGCTGGACGCACTGGCGGACTTCATCGCTTCTTATCCGCAACCCGCGCTGATCGGTCAACCGCAATACGATTGGGAACCGCCGCGGGTGGCAATCGGCGTAAAGAATCGAGCAGCGCGGCTGAAAGCCTTGGGGAATGCGGTTGACCCGCTGCAAATATTCCCGATTATGTACGCGATCAAAATCATCGACGATTGGGTGATGTCACAATGAAACGCCTCACCCCCGATCAAATCAAACCTGGCCGCTCATACCGGTTGATGCCGCGATACTCATACATCCCGGGAATGCGCCTGATTCGCCGAGTTGAGGCAATCGAAAACGGAAACGTCATCGTGAACGTGAAGGGGAAAGAAGTAGTGATGCCCGTGCGAGACTTCGCGGCGCTGGCGGTGGAGGAAGTATGCAGCAACTGACGCTATTTTGAGGGAGGGAAAAGGGATTGGACAACATCATCCAGATCGACGCGATTCGCATAGCGCGGAACAAGCAGCGGAAATGTGTATGCAAAGTTCGCAAATTCACCGTTGATCGTGTCAATCGCGAAGTTACTTGCGAATGCGGAGTTTTACATGATCCATTTGAAGCCCTTATGGATATTGCTCTCCACTATGAGCGAATCAACGAGCAGCATAAGGCGCTGGACGAGCAACGCAAAGAATGGATCAAACAAAAGCCACACTCGGTTCTCTTCAAAGACCTGGAGCGCAATTATAAACGCGGCGAAATGTGGCCGTGCTGCCCGAACTGTGATCGCCCATTCGATTTCAAGGACCTCAATAGTTGGGTTAACGCAGAGTTTTTCAAAAGATGGAGGGAAAGGGGATGAAACTCATTAAGTCGATTGAACTCCTGGAAAAATACTCGGTTTGTCCAGAATGCGGAAATGAACACATCGGGAACGGAGAGGGAACATTGGAGATCGAAGAAAACTTGTTTCGGCGCACTTGTAAATGCGGATGGATCGTAGAGATAAGAGATTTCCCCGACGAATCCGCCGTCTACGGCATCGACTGCCGCAGCGGAAAATGTGAGATGTGAAAGGAGCGAACGCCAATGAGTGAAGCCAAAATGTCCATTGCTGATGCTATGCGGTCAGTGATGACGCAGCTTCGGGAGCAGACGGCGGAGCACAACAAGAAATGGGAAATGTACAGCGAAGTCCAGCGTCTGCGGGCGGCGTTGTACAAAATTACACAAATCTATGACGACCCTAACCTGCACGATTTAACTGCATGTCATGAAATGAATAGAGTAGCGAAAGAAGCCCTATCCACCACAATCGAACCGACCAATGCGGCGAAGGTGGAACAGTTTGAATGTCCGTGTTGCGGATGTGAGATCAGCATTAAACCTAACCCCGAACTGCCGAAAGGAGAGGAAAGCGAATGATTCGGTTGACACTGTTGAACGGTAAACATTGGTACGTGAATCCCGACCACATTGTTGGAATCAAGAGCGGCCATAAGTATGGAGCAGCGATAGAAAGCGATCACCAGACCGGAATAGAACACACAATAGACGTGACTCAAGTGCAAGAATCCCCCGAAGAAGTCGCCCGCAAGGTTCTGGAGTGGAAGTTGGCGATGGAGAGGTATCGGGCCGTCGTATTTGCCGAAGCGAAAGAAACGGGAGAAGAGGCAAAGATGCTTGCATGGGCGCGGGATGTGGAATACAGAATCATGCTGAATCTGGCCGGACTGGAGGAACCCCAAAATGCTCACCAGTGAAAAAGTGTTATCCATGAAGCCGGGGCGGGAATTGGATGCGCTGGTGGCGGAAAAGGTGATGGGGTGGCGTAAGAAAACTTTTCCCGGCGGTGGAGGCGGTTTTACTGCTTGGGTAGATGAAAATGAAAAAGTCATGAAATTGATCTCAAACAGCACGATGAGCGAAACATGCTATCGATGCGACTACTTCAGACCATCCACCGACATCGCCGCCGCATGGGAAGTGGTGGAGAAGATGTCCGAACAGTGGCCGCAATATCAGCTTGCAAAAATAGAAGATGGTTGGTCTGTTATGTGGGGGTTCGATGGTTATGGATGGCCAGAAGCGACAGGAAAAACGGCCCCCGAAGCCATTTGCAAAGCGGCTCTACTGGCGGTGATGGATGGGGAGGATGAACATGGACGCGATTGATAGGGCGAAGTTGCTAGAGTGGACACGAGCGAATCTATGCCCATTATGCGAGAGAGTTATTGGGATAGGTCTTGAATACGGCGCCTTCGACATCAAACCGCCGGAGGTGCCGGAACCGGAGTGGAGAGAACAAAAACTCAAAAACGGTTGGGCGCAATACCGCATCGACAAACTGGAGAAGGTGGAAACCCATGACTGACCGCGAAGCAGAAATCATGAGAAATATCGCCAAGGCCGCAAAAGCGGTCAGAAATCAATGGTTATCGACTATGGATTATCCGATACCCGTGTCCGAGCCGCTACAAAGGTTATTCTCCGCTGTCATTGAGTTGGAAGAGTATGAGAAAGGGGTCAAAACCTATGACTGACACCGAAAAGAAGATCGCGGAGATTCGGGAGGCGTTGGAGAACTGCACATTTCCGGCCAACGAAAGATTGATATTTGTCGAATCCGAGGAAGACGAAACAACCTACGAAATTGTGACGGAACGCGGCGTTGTAATTGCAAAAGGACTTGATCCTTATGATGCATATCTTTTCGCCAACGCCCCCGAATGGCTCCGTTTCCTCATCCAGGCAGTTGAAATGTACAGGGAACTTATGCACGAATTGGACAAGGAAAATGATCATTTGCATGAGAAGATAAACGAACTTGAAAAGTTGAAGCAGGAACGCGACAAGCTGACGAGGGGTTGCGGATGTGTTTATTCAATCATGGGTGCTGGCGTGAAGAAGATTACGTCGCATATATACGTGACCTCCTAAAAGAGATAGGGGTGACGGTGGAATGAACGTTCAAACATACCCGGAAATGAACCAAAAGATCGTTGCCCTTTTGCGCCAGACTGGCGAGCCGATGTGCATATACGCCGCGCAGCGAATCGAGGAATTGGAAAAAGCCCTGCGCGAAATTGACACACATATCCGTTCCACGCACGAACCTATCCCGTACATCGTTGAGACGTTGAAACGGATGTTGCCTGAATATCAAGAAGAGGGTGGCGGAATTGAGTTGGCCTGAAGCGATTTTCGGATGCGTGTTTCTCATTTGCATAGCGGCTATGGTGATATACGGGAATCAAAAAGGGGTGACAAAATGCCCGCGGCAACCAAACTTGACCAAGGCGTTTTCCGCCACGTGGAAGCGGAATTGTTCCGCTATCACACAACAAAACGCGAAATCAACCGCTTGAGAAACGATGTTCTGTACGGCACAAAACCTCCAGATGAGAACATCGGCGGTGGAAGAAGCAACATTCCGGGTGATCCGACGGGAAGGGCAGGAACAATCTTGGCAACACATCGGAAACTGGAGCAGATGGAAAGGGTTGTCGATGCTATCGAAACGGTATATTCGCTACTTCCCGTCGAGAAAAAGCGGTTGATCGAAATGCGATACTGGTCTCCAAACCAACGCCACACTTGGGACGGTATCGCAATGACTCTTCACATCAGCAAAATGACGGCTTTACGTTGGAGGGATGAGATCGTCGAGGCAATTGCATACGAAATTGGATGGGCGTAAATTTCTATTATACAACAAAATGTTACCAAGATGATAATTTATAAACGCTTTCATAGTTGTATAGTGGTAGTGTAAGAAGGTGTGCGCGGGAGTAAGCCGGTTGGCTCCCGCACGGGTAAAGTCTCCAAGGATGCCTAGGGTGGGAGGCGGAGACTGAAACTGATCCGATTGGTGATTCNCCCGCCGCATCGTCCAAGTCACTCTGTCCACGGATGGCGTGACACGGGCGATATCCGGAGCGGCGGGAACATGAGGGATCGGGGATAGCCCGGTCGGGGATGGGGTGGCGCCGCCTCATTCCTCATACATACCACAGTCCGCATATCGCGGGCTGTTTTGTTTTGAATGGGGGTGTGGGTGTGCGGCGAGTCGTGTCGTGGGCACCCGAAGAGTATGCCTATCTGTTGGAACTGATAGAAAGGAACCCGGATCATACATACCGCCAATATGCTGAAGAACTCACTCGGAAGTTCGGGCGTGAGTTTACAGGCGAGGCGGTAAGGAAGAAGTTACAACGTGCCGGCAGCCAAAAGGCCGGCATTCACTTTTTGGACAGGAAAAACGCCGATGGACACGATCCCGAAAAGCTGCTGTCCGTTGTTATCCAAGCGCAACGAGAGTTTCAGAAACTGGACGATCGGCAGACATCGGTGACGATCGAGATTGACGACGACAAGCCCATTGGCATCTGCTTCTCCGGCGATTGGCATCTCGGCGGACTGTATACCGACCACGAACAACTTCGCCTTGATAGCGAGATCATTGCCGCTACGGACGCCCTTTACAACGTGCTGATGGGCGACTACTGCGACAATTACATTACGCGGAGCCATCCGGGTGGATCGTTTGAACAGATCGTAACGGCGGACAAGCAGAAGGAACTTTGCGAATATTTCTTCACCAGGTACTATCAGCGCGGCAACTTGGCTGTGCTGAAGGGCAACCACGACCAATGGTCCGTGAAAGAAACCGGCGAGGATTTCGTCAAGTACCTGGCGCGTCGCATCGACTCGCCTTATCTGTGGTACGGCGGGGAGATCATCATCAGGCTGGGCGAAGCGACATACCGGATACATGCGCACCACTCGTACCGGTACAATTCTAGCTTGAACACGACAAACAGCCAGCGCAACCTGTTCAACGCGACGCACGCGGACATTATCGCATTGGGTCACATTCACACCAACGAGACGCACGCCAAAACTGTCGGTGGCAAAGATACGGTATGGATGAGGACTGGCTCGTACAAGATCACCGACGACTATTCGCAGTGGCTCGGCGGACTGAAAGGCGATCCGCGTGTGCCGATGTGCGTGCTGTTCCCGGATCGGAAGAAGATTGTGGATTTTCGGGATATGTATGATGGGATCGAATATCTGCTAATGAAACGAGCGAATCTAGCGATGGCGTGAGGAGGGATGAGTAATGAACGGGCATCAACCGGATTACATGTCAGTTGTTAAACCGCCGAATTGCGGCAGCAGTGTTATCAGAGGTATCGGCCCGGATACACCAAAGGTCGTAAACAAAGAAGGCGGATCACAATCGCTTTTGCCGTATCGTTTTGACCTGATCGATCCGCAGGCAATCTTTTCGCTTGCAGAGGTGCTTTATCAGGGGGCAGAACGACACGGAGAAGACAACTGGCGCAAGATACCTGTCCGAGATCATCTCAACCACGCACTCGCACATATCTACGCATACATGGCCGGGGATGAACAAGACGATCACCTCGGTCATGCTTTTTGTCGGATGATGTTTGCGGTGGCGCTGGAGCGCGGGAATAAATAATCGATTTTGGAGAGCGGCGCGGCTTCGCGCTGCGATTTGAAGGAGGGGAGAGGAGAAGTGACATACAAGTTAATACATGGAGATTGTTTTGAAGAATTAAAAAAATTGCCTGATCATAGCGTTGATTCGGTTGTCACTGACCCGCCGTATGGCCTTTCGCAAGAACCTGATATCCGCGAAGTCTTAGAAAAATGGCTCGCGGGCGAAGACTACACTCACCGGGGCGGCGGCTTCATGGGCAAGACGTGGGATTCGTTTGTGCCGGGTCCGGCGATTTGGCGGGAAGTCTACCGCGTTTTGAAACCTGGCGGCCATGCGCTTGTATTCGCTGGGACTCGTACACAAGACTTGATGACCGTTTCGCTCCGGTTGGCGGGGTTTGAGATAAGGGACGTTATTGAATGGCTGTACTTCTCCGGCTTTCCTAAGTCGATGGACGTGGGAAAGGCGTTTGATAAGAAAAATGGTTCCGCGCTGGCGTTTCGTGAAGAGGCCAAACGTTTTGCAGCGTATCTCAAAGAGTGCCGGGAAGCAAAGGGTTTAAGTAAAAGCGAAATTGACCGGATGTTAGGGCTTAATACGTCGTATTCGTGGTGGGAAGGACGGAAAAAGGGTATACAACCGCCGAGCAAAGAGAATTATTTGCGGCTTAAACCGATTCTTGACCTTGACGACCGATTCGATGAATTTATAGAACGGATAGAAGCCGAGCGGGAGAAAATCGGTGAAAGGTCTTATCGGGTGACCGAAAACAGCACATGGGGACAGGAGGTAAACGGAGGAAGGTTCAAAATTGGAGAGCATACCTACGACATAACCGCCCCTGCAACCGATCTCGCCAAGAAATGGGACGGATGGGGCACGGCGTTAAAGCCCGCACATGAGCCGATTATCGTTGCACGAAAGCCGCTTATTGGGACGGTGGCGGATAACGTGGAGCGGTTTGGGACGGGTGCGATTAATATAGGTGGTTGTAGGATTGGAGACGATGAAATAGAAACGCATGGTGGGGGTGGTGTAACTGGAAATGCATACAACTGGTCAAAGACTAACAGACAGCAACGAAACACTGTTCATAAAGGCCGTTTCCCCGCAAACATCGTTACAACCGAACCAGACGCTTTCTGGTCGAAATATTGCGATGTGACCGCGAAAACAGGCAACGTTACACCCAAACACCTATCGAAAAAGGCGTCGAAAAGGGATCGAAACAGTGATTGGCGCGGTGAAGAAATCGGTGCGACCAACCGTCACCCAACCGTCAAACCCACTGACCTTATGGCGTGGCTTGTTCGATTGGTCACGCCTCCTGGCGGAATCGTACTCGATCCGTTCGCAGGCAGCGGTTCGACATTAGTA